GTATTGTCTGGACTTACGGTAGCGTAATAATTACATATAACCTAGCGACGCCCGAGCGCAACGCATAACAAGCGTCAGGCTCAGGACCGTCACCCTTCCAGGTACAACGGGCGACCGTCATATCTGGGAGGAGACTGTGTGTCCATCGGTTGCGTGCGGACGCGTAATCAACGTATCCAATAGGCAACTCTGATGGTAGTCGCTCTGCGGTAAGGATCTCATCTAAGATCCAACGCGCAAGTATCGATCGTGGGTATCGAACGGAATGTGGCATATTCGCATGCTCACCCCTGTCAATTATGCAATAAACGTGATTAAGTTACAAAAGCAGAAATGGCGCCGCGCTCTCAAGAAGTGGGAGTGCGCGGGCTGCCATGCCGCCCATGGTTTCCATGATGCCAGCGAAACCACCTGTCTGGGACAATGCGTAGGCCCCAGCTGCGACGCCAGCAACCTCCTCAACGCCATGCCCCGCCGACTCGGCAGCGCTGTTGATAGCGTGCCAGAGACTAGCGGGAGCAGGGGGGTGGAGGGTGCCGGAGGCGTGCATGGGGTTGAACGGATCGACCCTAACGCGCCACTCAACACCAACACTGAGTTGGAGCGCGGCGCCGGTGGGGTTGATAATCACAATTGGGGCAAATCCAGCAAATCCATGATTGGCGGCGGACCAATTGGTGCCAACAACGTCGTTGTCGTCGTTAATTGGTGTAAACTCAGCCAATTCAGTGAAATTGGTGGGGATTGCGCTGACTTGTTTCGGGCTAGATACAAGTTCAGCATTGGATATCATTCGCATGGGGGCATATGAAAGCAGGGCGTTGGCCAATTCGGCGGCGGTGCGTGCGTCGGTAGGGGCTGGCGAGGTGTAGCCAGTCTTCATGCGGCCGATATAAGTGACACCGGCGGCGTTGAGGAGACTAGTATTACACGACGTTTGCACACTAAACGCTGAAGGGACACACTCGGTATCATTCACACTACCAGAGAATGGGTTCTCGGAAGTGCGCGTGGTAACGGTGGCTCCATTGAGCAGCGCGGTGGACAACGGGTACGAGTAGGAAACGATCGTGCGCCAATCGCCGTGCTCAGTGCGCACGGGGCCGAGAAGTGTCAAGTAATCTGTCGTCGCAAAGACCTTAACGGTACGAACAGTATGGTAACGACCGGTAGACACCGGCAGTGGGATATGTACCGTACTGAACGCATTCAGGCCATGCTTGACGAGATGCTGTACTTGAGCGCTTCCACGATCAGATTGCCTACTACGATTACCAGCAGCTGCTTTACCAGCACGCTTCGCGGCGGATCTTGGCTTTGCGCGTTTTGATTGCGCATTGCTCTTGCTGTTCTTGACCATGTTAATGCGTTTGTTGGGTCCGACCAGCCAGCACGGGGATGCCAGCCAGAAAACACACGTCTAGGGTTTGCCACTGGACGGCTCCTTCACGGGGAGCAGCCCAGGGGCAAGCTTGCAGGCCTCAACAAGGCGGATCTTACGCAAGTCTTCGAGCGTCTTGACCTTCCGAAGAGCCGAGCGTGCTTGCTCGATTTCGGTCGCTGAAAGGCCAAGACGCGAGGCGATTACGTTCACGCAGTCCCCTTCGAACTGCGTGTCGTACGGATATGGCCCGGCTTTGATCCGGACGACCATATCACGGTCCGCCAAGGAAAGATCCGTGCGCAATCCATGAACACGTTTGAGTGCCGCGCAATACTCGCCGATAAGGGGAGTTCTAGCGTCGGTGGCGGTATAGCCAGCAACACGATTTGCGAGGTCAGTCATGGTGAACTTGTCATCCCGAGTGTGTACAGATACGGGAATCTTGGATAATGCACGGAATGGTTCAGCGATGGATGTTGTGCTTGCGCGGGGCACCACGAAGATGCGAGACAAGAAGGACACGGGCATCCCGGCTTTGACGACCTCGGACTTCAC